ACCGGCTGGAAGGTCCCAGGTGGGCACTGCGTTTCAACATCATGTCGCAGCGCAAAAAAGGGTGCGAGTCCCTTACCTATCCATTTCCTGGCTTTAATTTCTACATTTGCTTATCAACGACTCATACCTGCCAGGACAACGTATCGAGGCTAGTCCTCGACAGCGTGGAAGCATGGTGGCAACGCTAAAACGCGTTCGCAGGTTCGATTCCTGCTGCTTCCGTTGAGAGTAGCGCAATTCACTCTCTTGTCTTTCGATTTAGGCTCAGAAAGGCAGGCGGCACGGTCATCCCTGAACTTCCGGCGGGGATGTCACGGTTCGACTCCGTGGGCCGCCATCCCGCTAGTGGTCAGCGGTGTGCACGCATCATTTCAAATTAAAATAAATATGCTTGCATTAGCTCAGCTTTGGCTGGGCTTTTTATTTTGGGTAAGGTGGTGACAACATGAGAGCGTATAAGGATTGGGGCGTCTGCTCGTACGAAGAACATAAGATGCTAGTATTAGCCGACAAGATATATCGCAAGCAGCATCCAGAACGAGTTAAAGACAAACCGGTTGATTACTCTATCAAGCCGCCTGTCTTAAAGACCAGACATCCCCACAGATAAACTTCTTAGCCGGATTGTCGCAGGTTCAAGCCCTGCAGGATACGTTGCCACAGCAATGTAAGGGGGCCATTCAGGAATGAGCAAAAGAACAAATCGAAAGTATAATCTTCAAATTTTTGATCCGCTTATGACTGCTGGCAACTATGATATTCCAATAATTCAAGCAGTTACACCGCCGACGGGCGAACTGTTGCCATTCAATTATGCTAAGACTCATGTCAATAGTGACAAGACGGTCCACTTTTTCATAGATGATTACCAGTTTGAACGACTGTGGGAACGCCCGGAGTTATATGTGCCATTGTTGAGTAAGTTTGAAGCTGTACTGACGCCAGATTTCTCGCTCTATGTTGATATGCCAGCAGCATTAAAGGTTTATAACGTCTATCGTTCACGACTGTTAGGCCAATTTTGGCAACAAAATGGAATTAAGGTAGTCCCAACGGTTAGTTGGGCTGAGGAAGATAGCTTCGATTATTGTTTCGACGGGTTACCAAGCAATGCTACACTTGCAGTTTCAACAGTTGGTATTGGCAGAAATGCAGATGCCAGAAAGACATATCAAATGGGGCTAGATGAGATGATTAAACGATTGAGTCCTCAGCATCTTATTGTTTACGGGCCAAGCATTGGTGCCAAGTATCCGCCTGAGCTTGATATAATCAGTCATGAAAACGTAATTACTGAAAAATTGCATTCGTTGGGGTAAGAAAATGAAAATTGATTTACAGTATTTTGGTGGACGAGGATCTAGCTCCCATCGCGGTGGTACTTCTAGCAGCCGTAGTGGTAGTGGACTAGCTAAGCTTGAAGGCTCGCCAAAGCAGGTTAAGTGGGCCAATGATATTCGTTCTTCATTGTTGAAGCAAGCAGATTTTATGTTACACGCTGATAAACACACGTCTGAAGAAGACGAAAAAAGAAAAGCACAGATTGGGGACAGAATATCCCGCCATATCGTTTATGCAATTGCTACTGGTAAGATGAAGAACCCAAAAGGATGGGATGAAAGATCATTTGACAGCTACTACAAACACAAGCTTGCCAGCGATGCTTCAAAAAAAGTGGATGGGAAAGGTTATAAACCGGTAAGAGGGTGGCGGAGACGAGAATCTGGTTCGCCTGAAGCGAAGAAAGCCTACTACAAGGCCGCTCATGCTTATGAAAAGAAGCTGGGTTCTCTGTATAGTGAGTTTCTTAGAAAACAAAAGTCATCCAGCTGGTTTATAGATCATCGAGATGAAAGCAAATTATAAGGATGGCTAGGCTTTTTATTTTAGAAAGGTGGTGTGGCAGATGCCATGAAATTAACACATAAACAGCGCTTGTTTGCTGATGAGTATATCAAGAGTGGCAATGCCATGCAGTCCGCTATAAAGGCCGGCTATTCTGAAAAATATGCTAAGTCGAGTTCAGCAAAAATGTTGGAAAATGTGGGAATAAAATCCTATATTGACGCCAAAATGGCCGAAATTGAGTCGCATAAGATTGCCGATGCTAAGGAAGTACTCCAGTATCTAACGCGAGTGCTGCGTGGCAAAGAAACAGAAGAGATACCCGATAGCGTAGATGGTGGCACAATCAAACGACCGCCATTAATCAAAGACCGCACAGCGGCTGCACGTGAGATCATGAAACGCTATCCACTTGATGATCCGATGGTTGCCGCACAGCTTAAGAAACTGCAGGCAGAGGCTGATACGGCTATCTGGAGACGGGATGAGTTGACTGGCAAGAATGATACAGGCGATAAGACAGTACTGATTGATGATATTGGAGGAATTGATGATGGCGACGATAAGGCTTAGCCACATGGTCAATCCACACTTCTATCCAATGTGGAATACTGGCAAACCATATGTAATCTGTAAAGGTGGTCGTGGATCGTTCAAGTCGTCGGTCATTAGCTTGAGACTGGTGACTAAGGTTAAGCACTGGACGATGCTAGGGCACAAGGTCAACGTGGTTTGTGTACGAGAAAACGCCAGCTATCTGCATGATTCAGTGTACAGTCAGATTAGATGGGCACTGACCATGCTGCATATGGATGATGAGTACCAGTTTTACAAATCCCCGTTGCGTATCACACACAAGCGGACGGGGAGCACGTTTTACTTCTACGGCGCTGATGATCCGATGAAGCTTAAGTCCAACATTGTAGATAACGTGATTGCCGTCTGGTTTGAGGAAGCGGCAAATTTTAAAGGCCCAGACGTATTTGACCAAGCCAATCCAACGTTCATTCGCCAGAAACCAGACTACGTGGATCATGTGACGGTCTACTACTCGTATAACCCGCCTAAGAATCCATATGACTGGATCAACGAATGGATCAGCAAGCAGGAACATAACCCCGACTGCTACGTTGACACGTCAACCTACCTGGACGACAAGTGGGGTTTTACGACTAAGCAGCAGCTTGATCTGATCAATCAGTACAAGGATAACGACTATGACTACTATCGTTGGCTGTATCTGGGCGAGGTTATCGGACTGGGCACCAACATCTTTAACATGGCGAACTTTCACGCGATCAAAGAGTTGCCGGACGATGACGAGATAGTTGCCGTGTACTACAGCGCCGATACTGGTCACGAGGTATCAGCAACCACCTGCACAGCCTATGCACTGACACGCAAGCGCAACGTGATTGCACTAGATACCTATTACTACTCGCCACAAGGTAAGAGCCACAAGAAACCGCCTAGCGAGCTGTCACGTGACCTTAAACGATTCATCGATAAAGTTACCGATCAGATCGGCAAACAGCCTCAACGGCTCACTATCGACTCTGCTGAAGGTGCTCTGGACAACCAGTTTTACAACGACTTTGGCATCCATTGGCACAAAGTTAACAAACTTAAAAAGGTGGACATGATCGACCGGGTGCAGGACTTGGCCGCTCAAGGTCGCCTTTTTTATCTGGACAAAGACGACAACCAAATCTGGGTTGAGCAGTGTCGCAAGTATCAGTGGGACGAGAACACGCTGGAAAGCGACGATCCTAAGGTTATCAAGGTTGACGACCACTGTTGCGACAATCTACAGTACTTTGTCCACGACAACGAGCGTGAGCTAGGGCTCAAGTGGTAGGAGGTGAGCATATGAGCATCCTAACGACACTACGCAATTTTTTTATGAGAGGAGGTGCCAAGCTAGGCATGACTAAAGGCTTAAACCGGATTACCGATGATGATCGAGTGGCAATTGACCCGAGCGAGTATGTGCGAATCCAGACGGCTAAGCAGTACTACAAGGACGATCTGCCACCGTACTACTACCGCAACAGTTACGGGCAAAAACGGCATCGGCCGTTGTGTTCGCTCAACGTTACCAAACTAGCGGCAAAGCGCATGGCATCGATCATCTTTGACGAGCAGTGCGAGATATCGCTTAAAGACAGCACTTTAGATGGCTTTGTCAACGACATTATCAGCAGCAACCACTTCAACCTGCAATTTGAACAACGCCTTGAAACCGGCATCGCACTGGGTGGTTTAGCAGCACGACCATACGTTGACGATCAAAACAATATCCGCATCGCTTGGGCCAATGCCGACCAGTTCTATCCACTACGCAACAATACAGACAACATCAGCGAGTGTGTGTTTGCCAGCCGGACAACGCGTGTGGAAAACAAACAGTCTATCTACTACACGCTGCTAGAGTTCCACCAGTGGAAGGATTCCGACACGTACGTGATCACCAACGAGCTGTATCGATCGACATCCCGTGACGTGGTCGGCAATCAGGTACCACTTGGCACGATCTATCCTAATCTGCAAGAACAGATCGAGTTTAACGGTGGGGCGATCAAGAAACCGTTGTTTGCGTATTTCCGTGTGCCAGGAACCAACAACAAAGACTTGGACAGCCCGCTTGGCGTTGGCATCGTGGACAACTCTAAAAACATCATCGATGCCATCAACCGTACTCATGATGCGTTTGTTCACGAGGTTAAGATGGGCAAGCGCCGGATTGCGGTGCCTGCTGAGATGCTACGACCGGCAACGACTGGCTTTGGCAGTAACAGCGATGATCAAGTGCATCCCGTGATGTTTGATCCGGATGTGGACGTTTATGATGCCATGTATGGTGACACCGACAATATGAAGATCCAAGACTTGACCAGTGACATCCGAGCTGATCAGTTTAAAACATCGATTGACTACTTTTTGCGCGAGTTTGAGTCTCAGATTGGCATGTCAACGGGCACGTTTTCGTTTGACGGGCAAAGTGTTAAGACGGCAACCGAAGTGGTCAGCGAAAACTCAACCACCTATCAGACCCGTTCAAGCTATCTGACACAGGTCGAACTGTTCCTCAATCAATTGGTAACGGCTATCCTCGAAATTGCAAGCACGCCAGAGTTTTTCAGTGACGGTCAGCCCCGCCTGTCTGGGTTTGATGCCAACGCTGATCTGGAGCTAAGCGTGCATTTCGACGACGGCGTTTTCATTGACAAGGACAAGCAACGAGCTGATGAGATGCAGTTGGTAGCTGCGGGCATCATGCCTAAAAAAGAGTACCTGATGCGTAACTTTGGGCTGTCAGAAACCGACGCCGACAAGTGGCTGAGTGAGGTGGCCGATGAACAGCCCGAGATGTCTTTTAACTCGTTTGAGGGCAATCAACCAGATGATGGAGCTGATTAGCCATGAGAGCACGGCAACGTTTTGAAAGAGCGGCTGACTACATCGCCGGCCTTTACTCTGGCTTGGAAGACAGCATCTTTAAGCTGATCATCAATGCTTTAAAAGACGGCGACTACAAGCACGTGGATCAGTCTGATGTGGTCATGTGGCAGGCACAGCAACTGCAGAAGATCGGTAGGCTCAACCGTGATGCGATTAAGCTCATGGCAAAGGTCGACGGATTAAGCGAAGACGCTGTTAAGGATCTGATTAAGTTTCACGGCATGAAGATTATCAATGAGATTGATGGCCAGCTGGAGCGAGCTACCAAGCAAAGCCAACCGCTGTCTGCTGATGTAACCAACAAGCTGGATGCGCTGGCTGACCAGACTTGGACTGATCTGCAGAACAACGTCAACGAATCACTGGTAACACGGAACTACCAGCAATCGGCCGTCACCAAAGCCTATCGGCAGATTCTAACCGAGTCAACGATGGCTACCGTATCTGGTGCGACAAGCCACGAAGACGCCGTTAAGCACGCACTGTATAAAGTAGTCGATCAAGGGCTGCCAACACGCTTGGTTGACAAGGCTGGGCATAACTGGAGCATTGATGGATATACGCGCATGGTAACCACGACAACGGTCAATCGTACTTATAACGATTTGCGTTTGCAGCGGATGCAAGACTTTGACATGCACCTGGCATTAATGAGCAGTCATCCCAATAGTCGGCCGGCTTGTGCACCGATACAAGGCCACGTGGTCAACCTGGTACCGTCTGGTGATCCAAATTATGACCCGAAGTACGACAGCATCTATAATCACGGCTACGGTGAGCCGTCGGGAACACTGGGTATCAACTGTCGGCACGTGTTGTATCCGTATGTTCCCGGCTTGAGCACTAACCATCAGCCACAGTACGATCCCGATGAGGCAATCAAAAACGGCAAACTGGTGCAGGCTCAGCGTGCAAGAGAGCGAGCTATCAGGGATGCCAAAAAGCGGTTGAAGGCAGCCGAAGAGCTCGGCGATGAAGAGATGATCAATCGCACTAAAACACTGGTCAGAGCGCGTCAGTCCAAGATGCGTGATTTTATCAAAGACACTAATGCCGGCCATAAGACACCGATTCTGACGCGCGATTATGACCGAGAAAGAATCAACTAATGTTCGACCCGGACACGTCGTAAAACTGTCCCTTTTGTATGCAATCAATTCTCGCGGTTCGTAACCGCGTCAACAACTAACGATAAGGAGAGATCGCGATGAAACGTGAAGATTTAAAGGAACTGGGCCTTAACGACGATCAGATTTCGAGCGTCATGGCAAGCTACGGTAAGAGCATCAACGACTATAAAGAGCAAGTCGCTAGTCTCACCAGTGAGCGCGACAGCTTAAAATCGCAGATTGACGACCGCGACGACCAACTGGAAACCTTGAAAAAGTCTGCTGGGCAAGATAACGACGATCTCAAACAGCAGATCAAAGACCTTCAAGATGCCAATAAAGCCAACGCGGACAAGTACAAAGCCGACATGGCAGCACAAGCAAAGTCTTTCAAGATTGAGGGAGCGTTGCGTGATGCTAAGGCTAGAAACGTTAAGGCCGTGCTTTCACTGATTGACACGGATAAAGTTGAAGTTACTAAAGACGGAAGTTTGTCGGGCTTGGACGATCAGATCAGCGCAGTCAAGGAATCGGACGGCTACCTGTTTGACACGGCAGAACCCAAGTCACACGTCACCATCAACCCTAGCTTTAAGGACAACGGTGGCAGTGATAAAGAGTCTATGACTGACCGCATCGCCGCCCGCCTGGCTAACGGCAATTAAAGAAAGAAGGAACAAAAATGACTGTTGTATTAGACCAACGAGACCTTACGACCATTGACCGGCAGTTTGCTGCCGATTCTCAAATCTGGCAACCACTGACCGGTGGTGCCAAATCGATTACGGCTGCCGACTTTACTGGCGTACACACCGTGCGAGTAAACAAAATGAGCGGCTTTGTCGATGCTGAAAAGTACAACCGCAATGGCGAAAACGCTCGTCACAACATCAATGTTGAAAAGGAAAGCTTTGAACTGACGCAAGAAGACTGGATTGGCTATGACCTTGATCAACTGGATGAAGGCGAAAACGGTGCCTTGCAAGTACAAAACGTTGTCACGGAACACCAACGACTTGTTACAGTCCCACACCGTGACAAGTTCGCAGCTCAAAAGCTATACGACACGGCTAAGGCCGGTGGCAAGCTGGTATCCGACGCCATCACCGCTAAGAACGCTCTGGACGCCTATGATGACGCCGAACAGTACATGATTGACAACCAAGTGCCTGGCGGTTACGTCATGTTTGCATCATCCAAGTTTTACAAGCTGCTGAAAAATGCAGAAGGTGTGTCTAAGACGTTTACGGTCAACACGCAACAAATCAACGGTATTGACCGCCGTGTAGGTCAACTTGATGGCGGTGTGCCTATCTTGACCTGTGCTAAGGACCGGATCCAAGGTTTGACGATTACGGACAGTGTCAACTTTATGCTGGTACCGTTGATGGCTGTTGCGCCAATCGTTAAGTACGACACGATCGACGTGCTTGATGCATCTACTGACCGCTCCGGCTACCGGACTACGATCAAGGGTCTGTCATACTACGACATCCTGGTATTCGACAATGCTAAGCAGGCTATCTACGTCGCAGCCGAACCTGCTACTACTGGCACTGGAAAGTAAGCAGGAGATGATCTGAGATGGCTTATCTGAGCTTTGAGGAATACGACGGGGCGGTAAGCAACGAGGCTGAGTTTAAGCGACTGGAATCTCAGGCCGAAACGGTTATCAACAACGTGACGCGCGATTTTTACCGATACCACGATTTATCCGCTGACCAGAACAAGTTTCGCGTCGCCGACTTTAAACAGGCCGTTAAAGAGCAGATTGAGTACTACGCTTTCGCACAAGCAAGCAAGTCTTACGAGATTCAACAGGGCAACTATAAAGCCGTCTCAATCGGTCGCTTATCACTGACACCGAGCGACACTAACGCTAGTGATAGTGTGATGCCAAACGGCTTATGTCGAGAGAGCTATGAGCTGTTGGCTAAGCACGGCTTACTGTTTAGAGGGGAATGGTGATGCTTATGCTGCCTAAAATCCCGTTAAAGCTATGTAACCAGTCCGTCACGCTCCATATGGCAACTGGCGAGGAAGACGACTACGGCAAGCCTAAAACGGTCGACATGGCGATCAGCCACGTTATAGTGCAACCACAGACGATTTATAGTGGATCAAACAACGACAGGACGATCACAGCGAATGCGATCGTCTTTTTGTTTGCCGACATCTCAACGCCGATGCCTAAGCTGACGCCAGACTGCGTTGGCTGGCATCTGACGTTTGAGGGTCACGATTACGTGATCACTAACTTTGTAGACAACCGTGATCCATATGGCAACGGTGTTTACTCGTATGAACTGGAGGTGCTGTGATGGGCGTACGTATCAAAGTTGAAGGCAACCTGCCTGGAGAGTTGCTCAGCAAGCGCGCCATCGAAAAAGGCCAGTACGTGCTTGCTAACCAGGCAATGGCTGACATGGACCAGTTTGTGCCATATTCAGTTAAAAACCACGTTCACCTGGCTAATACTGCTGCTATCTCTGATGATGGGAAGCACATCACCTACACGACGCCTTATGCCAGAGCCCAGTTCTATGGCATGATAACGGACCGCAATGGTCGGCAGCATCCGATTGTCAATTACACGCGGTCGGAGCATCCCCAAGCTACCAAACGCTGGGATCTGAAAGCCAAGTCGCTCTACATGGATTCGTGGGAGCGCATCGTTGCTCACACTCTGCTAGGAGGAGATACTCATGGATCTTAAGGAACGGCTTAAAGACAAGATCAACTCATATGGCTTGCCAGTCAAATGCCTGCCAGGTTACTTAGATGGCAGACATGATCCGGAGCTGCGCTTGCAGATGTTGCCAGGATCGACCGTAGTCGACATGGACTATGCAGGCAATAAGACCGAGCAGTATCTGATGGAATGTATGATGCGCGGCAATGACGAGAGCGCGATCAATACTGTACTATGGACGATTGCCGATAAACTTGGCGATAGTAGTTTCATCGTTGATAGTGCCGATAACAGCTTTGTCTATAACGGGCTAACAATAGCATCAATGCCGCACCCAATCATGGCAGATACGACTGGCGCTGTTACTTATGCAATGGATTTTAAAATCACAGTAGATACTTTTAGTAAGTAAGAAAGGATGATTGATTATGGCAGATACTGCACCTGCATCTATCGGTGGTTACAAGCTTAACCACACTAACAAATTGGAGATCTGCACCAATGACATTAAAGACGTATCCAAAGTCAGCGATCCATCAACTACTTGGGCGCAGTTGGCAAAGGGGATCAACAACATTACCTTTGCTGAAAATGATACGACGGCTAATGATGAATACTACGACGGCGAAGGCTTTGGCCAGTCTGATGTTACTTCTAAGCGAATCCAACTAACGATCGCCGGGCACCGTGCATATGGCGACCCAGCACAAGACTATGTTGCTGGCAAGCAGTACGCACTGGGGGATGACCTGAAGACTCTGTTGCGCTTCACGTATTCCGACGGCACTCAACTGTATGGCGTAGTTACGCTGACTAACATCGTCGCAACTGGTGGCCAACCTGGTGCCAAGCAGACGTTTAGCTTTGTAGCAGTCTTCAACGGCAAGCCGCAGAAGGGCACGTCTACTACTACTACTGGTCAAACCAGCCATTAGTTAAGCAAACAGAGACGAGCAACGTGAGACGTTAGGAGGATAATATGACAGCTATCAATTTTAACTTAGACAAAGCAATTGCTAAGGCTGACACAAAAACGGTCCGCATCGGTGGCAAAGATCATGAACTGGTCTTTAACGACGAGATGCGCAACAAGCTTGAGGAACTGCAGATCGTCGTATATAGCGAGGCGCAGGCGTTTGATGACAACCGTGATGCTTTTATCAACGACTACACGGTTGACGACCGCAAGCGCACACTTAAAGACGTGTCTAAGGCGCAACGTGACAACTTGATCAAGGGCATGGACGACTTGTTAGGTGCCGGCGAAGGCCAACGGCTATACGACTACTACGGTCACAGTTTTACTAAACTGTCAGCGGTCTTGGTTGAGCTGATTAAGATCCAAGACGCCGAAGACAAGATCAAGAGCGACGACCATAAGCATCAAGCCAAGCGTCAACGGTATACGCACAAGCGAGGCTGATCATGCTGTCCTTGTGTGATCCGTTGCATGAGACCTACGAGTATCGCGGGGTTGAGTACCCTATCGACCTGACGTTTGACAATGTTCTGCGGTTTTACCAGTTGCTTGACGATAAAGAGTTTAACAACGAGGAAATCGTGGCAACGGCCTTTGAGATGTTTTTCGACATGAAGACTAAGGATACCGAGTTTGTCTTAGCAGCCTTCAAAGATATCAGCGACTACATATCGCATGAACCGTACGGCAACGATGGCGGGGATGAGACCGTTAGTAGTCCAATCAAGTACTACTCTTTTACCCAAGACGCCGGTGCCATCTATGCAAGTTTCATGGAGCAGTACGGCATGGATTTAGTCGATCAGGAAGGTAAGCTCCACTGGGACAAGTTTAAGGCGCTTTTCGCCGGTCTCGGGCCTAAGACTTACTTCCAGCGCATTGTCCAGATACGCATGAAAGATACGTCGAAATTGGAAGGCCAGGAGCTAACGGATACTCTGCAGGCTCAGAACTACTATGAACTCGATGAAAACAAAACTGAGGCATCACGACAGGCACAGATGGACAGTGTGTTCGCGATGCTAAAAGCTAATGCCGAATAGAGAGGAGGGATAGCGTGGCAGATGGACGCATTGACATTGACGTTATCGTCAACGATCAAGCCACCGAGAGTGCTAAAAAGATCGATGAGATGCTTAAGGGCCTTGGCGATGATGCCGGCGATCAAGCGTCAAAATCAATCAAAGACAACATGGACCAGGCGGTTAAGGCTACCGACGAGGCTCATGATAGCATGCAGCAGACGATGGATAAGCCAATCAAGCCTAAAGTGGACGATGACGAGGCTAACGACAAGTTAAAACGGTTTAGCGGTAACGTTAAGGATATTCCCAAGTCAACTAAGACAGTTCTCAAGTCTGAGGCGGAAAAACAGGGTATCGACAACTTTAACGTGCTACTAAAAGCTCTGCCTAAAGAACAACTGACCAAGTTAGTCGCTAAGGCCGAAAAAGGTGAGGCTATCGACTACGAGACACTGATCAAAAAGCTGCCGGCCAGCGTTGTTACCAAGCTTGATCTTAACGACAACGCATCGCCTAAGCTTAGACAGGTGCAAGCACAGGCTCAGCAGACCGGCGAGCAGTTTACATCGCTAAAAGAGATCATCAAAGGCACGTTTGTCGGTAGCCTGCTATCCAATGGCGTTGGCATGATCACCGGCTATCTTAAAGATATGACTGGTGAGGCGTTAGAGGCGTCTGACGCGATGGACAAGTTTAAGTCGACCATGCAGCTTGGTGGCTATGGTTCAGAGGAGATCAAACGCTCTGCCAAAGAGGTTAAGGACTATGCCAATGAAACGGTGTACGACTTGGGCGACATCTCTAGCACGACTGCCAAGTTGGCATCTAACGGTATCAAGAACTACATGGGGCTGACAGAGGCAGCCGGAAACTTAAACGCTCAAGCCGGTGGTACGGCCGAAACCTTTAAATCAGTTGCTATGGTTATGACTCAGACTGCCGGTGCCGGTAAGCTGACGACCGAAAACTGGAATCAGTTGGAAGACGCGATTCCTGGTGCCTCTGGTGTGCTCCAGAAAGCGATGAAGGATAATGCTGCCTATACTGGGAACTTCAGAGATGCAATGGCAGCAGGTCAAATCACATCTGACGAATTCTTTAAAGCTGTTGAGAAACTTGGCACGACTAAGGGTGCAGAAAAGGCTGCAAAGTCAACTGAAACTTTTGAAGGTGCCATTGGTAACCTACACGCGCAAGTGATTCAGGGCCTTGACGACACGATCGACAAGATGGGTAAAAAGCGCATCACTAACATGATCAACGCGACTACCGATGCTGTTACCGTGCTGACAACTGGTGTGCTTAAGATGTTCGACATGATTGTGGAACACAAACAAATTGCAATCACCTTAGGTGCGATCTTGACCAGTGTTTTTGCTACGCGTAAGGTCCTCGACTTTATCTCAGTTTTAGGTAGTGCTAAGCGAGCAATGCTTGAGTTTGGTGTTGCATCTAAGGCGGCAGAAGGATTTAGTTTGCCTGCCGGTGGTGGCACCTTGACAGGCGCTGCCGGTTTAGGGATGCGTGCGGTTAGAGCGGTTGGTGTTGCAGCACCTGTTGGCTTTGCAGCGTATGGTGCCGGTGATGCTATCGTCAATGGTCGTGATACTGGGTCTAAAGCCGGTGGTGCGACCGGATCAGTTGTTGGTGCGACTGGTGGTGCTCTGATTGGCCGGCTTGCCGGCGGCGCACTTGGCTCAATCGGTGGGCCAGTTGGTGTTGCAATCGGTCAGTCAATCGGTCAGACACTTGGTGGTGCAGCCGGAACTAAGATTGGCAAAGAAATCGGCGAATCGGTTGGGCACAATATTGAAGAACACTTTAAAGGCCATCCAATTGAAGTCCACACCAAACTCAAAGTTGATAAGGAAACGAATGATTTTGCTAAGATCACAACGCCTATTGCCAATAAGATTACTCAGACGGTACTGCGAATGGACGTTGACTCGCAGAGCATCGCTAAAGCTAAAGCCAAGACTGATGCCTATTACAACGAGCTCAACCAGAAAGTAGACAACTACTACAAAAACAAAGAAGCCAAAGCACAGGCAGATTTGCAGAAGCTGGTTAAGAATGGTGCCATGTCACAGGCAGACGCTGATAAACGGATTGCTAATCTGCAGAAGTCTGATCAGAAAGCTGCCAGCGCCCGCAAGGCGTCATATGCTCAGATGCAAAAAGACACCAATGCCTACTATGATCAAGTGCAGAAAATTGAGAGCAACGGTACCAACAAGCTCTACCAGTTAGCCCAGAAATATGGTGCCAACTCCAAGCAGGTTGAAAAAGAACGCGAAAAAGAACTGCGCAAAGCACGGCAAGACTACATTGCTCAAGAATATAAAGACCAGGTAGCTGCCAACTCGAAGATCTCTAAGTATGTGCAGCAAGGTGCTGATACTCAGAAGAAAATCTACGAGAAGCTGATCAAGGATAAAGGCAAGCTTGACGCGCAAGATCTCAAGGCTACTCAGAAGTCTGCGGATAAAAAGTATCGTGCAGCAGTTGAACCGGCGAAGAAAACGCGTGATGAAGTTGTCAAGAACGCAAACAGTCAGTATAAGGAAACCGTTAAGGCAGCTGAAAAAGAATACAAAGAGCATCATACGATTTCTAAGAAAAAGTACGAAGAAATTGTCGAGAATGCGAAGAAACAGCGCGACGGGGATGTAGATGCGGCTAACGATGAGTATCGCAAGACGACCAAGAAAGCTCGCAATCAGCATAAAAAAGTAACTGATGAAATCAACAAGCAGAAAAAAGAAGTCATCAATGCGGCTAATGATCAAGCTGCTGGTCACGCAAGCGCAGCAGACAATGAAGAGTCACAGACCAATTCTCATTATGCAGAAGGTTCTAAAAAGACTGCAACGATCTGGAATAAGCTTGGCAAACACATTAACAAGGTCTTGAAGGTTTTTGAAGCTAGTCAGACAGTGCCGATGATTCCGGAGGCTTATGCTACTGGTACAGGCGCTTTACCAACCAGTCAATTAGCTCTGGTCGGTGAAGAAGGTTTTGAACTGGCACATACGCCACGCGGTTATGAATTGCTTGGTGCTGGTGGCCCAGAGCTAAGATTTCTGGACGCGGGTACGTCAATCCTCACTCACGAGCAGTCTAAAGCAGCAATCGCAATGAACGGTGGTAAAATCCCTGGCTATGCTAAAGGTACGGGCGCAAAAATTGAAGATTTCATCGATAATGTTGGCGACAAGCTTGAAGACATTTTTGATTGGGTTGATAAGTCAGCATCAGACATCTGGGATGCCATCAAGAAGAAAACCGGTATTGATAAAATGCTGAGTGCACTTGAGCATCCCTACTTCACCTATGATCGTGGTAATGGCTCAATCAAGCTAGCGTCAACTGCAGTCGGCAATTTTATGAAGAAGCAGGTACAGAAGCTTGCTGAATCATTCGATGGCTCATCTGGTGGTGGCGCGATGTCGAAAGGCGAGTTTGCAGCAGTTGCCAAAATGGCTGCAGCCGCTCGTGGCGAAAGCCTTTCTACTAGTGATATTGAACGGCTCTACTGGCAAGCAATGGTTGAATCTACCGTTAACCCTGCTACAGGTGGCGGTATCGATGACCATGATGGTACAGGCCGTCCGATCGGGCTATTTCAGTTTAAGCTGAGTACTTGGGCATCTGCCGTACGAGCCATGGGTGGCAAACACGGCAATATTCATAGCGCCTTTGACCAGATCAGTGCTGTGCTTGCTGACCGCACTTGGCGATCCGATTTGGCACCGCTTGGGGTCAGAAGAGGATGGACGCCACATGGCTATGCTAATGGTGGTTGGGCATTTGAGCCGGCAATCTTTGGTGAAGTGCCTGGCCAGCCGGAAGTAGCAATCAATCCGCGTCGCGATACTGCTGACGGTTTGATTACTGAGGCTATTCAAGCACGGGCTAAGATCAACCCTAATGGCATTGCTGGCAAGCTCAGTCAACTGATCAACAACACTAAATCAGCTGCTAACAGTATGATGCCGGTATTTGCTACCAGCAACGGCGGACATGCAAGTCAGTCAGCAAGTGCTAATGGCAGAGTCGACATGAGCGGTGATGTGACGATCTCGGTACAGCTAGACAGCAACACGATTGCGCGTACTACCTACCCAAAGATTAAGGCGATCAAAGCACAAGAAATTATCGTTCGTGGCAATGGCGGTGCCATTCCAGTAGGCAATGCGATGCCAGTAGGAGGTGGATTCTAATGTCAACAATCATCATTCAGCGCCTTGACGGCACTAACTACGATTTGGACGCATTAGGTTTCCGAGTTAAGCAGTTTAACATCCCGCTTAACAACTACTCATATTCATATCAGCAGATTGGTAAGTATGGATCTACACGGACGGATAGCTATCAGCAGTATCTGGTAATTCCATTGATTCTGACAATCACTGCCGAAGACATCAATGATTATAATCTGCAGCTCTTTGAACTACGCCGGATTATGCGTTCTGACGAGGATTTTTACGTTATTAACTCTGTCATGCCATATATGAGATGGAAATGTCGCGCAGAGGCTGTTACGCCAACCCAGAATGGCAACTTTTGGCGGAGCGCGGACGTAACGATTAACCTAGACTGCGCAGATGGGTATGCTGAGTCGGTGGCCACTACGCTAACGCCGATGAATTTTAGCTCAGGTGCTTGGGGCTTCGGCCAGAACATACCGGACAAGGATGTCAGCTTTGAGTTTAGCTCTAACGATTTTGTTTTCCACAATCTGGGGCTGATACCCTTAACAGCGGACGAGCGACCGGCAAAAATCATCTTTAACGGTGACGCACCTAATGGCTTTACGATCACCAACAAGACGACCGGCCAGTCTTTTAAGCTTAATCGTGGCGTGAGCCGTGCTGACACCGTCATCATCAATGGCATCATGCCGTTAGTTAATGCTCAGCAGGCATATAAGGACAGCAATCATGGATATCTGGATTTTGCGATTGGCGAAAACCAGATCCATATCGATGGTGCTAGCAATTTTGACGTCAAGTTTGATACGAGATTCTACTACTAGGAGGGATGCTAATGATTAAACTGCCAATCACCAGTTATAGTGGCGATCAGTCAGTATTGCTGGCATATAACGTAGCAGTCACTAAAACCATCAATAGCTATCCGACTCTGTCATTCGTATTTAATGCAGTTGGTCAGAACTTGGTAGCAGAAGATATGCTTGGCCCCAGAACGCTGTTTACCACGCCTGATGGCCAGCAATATCGGTTGACAACTTCTAATCCTGTGCCCAACTCGGAATTTCGGGTATATACCGTGTCAGCTACACATGTTGGCCATGATCTGCATGACAGTTACATTATGAATACTTTAAGCGGCGTTCAGTCATTGAGAGCATGTCTCGACCTAATGACTCAAGGGACGCCTTTTAAGTATCAGATTGATGGCAATTTCAATGATCATGATTTTGGCACAGGCACGATTGGTGGTGGTCATGGGGATGACGTTCTATCGGCAATTGCGCAAGCATGGGCCTGTGAATACTGGTTTGATAACTATACCGTCCATATCGCCAAAATGATTGGTAGTCAGGATGCCTTCACGTTTGTTGACCGTGTCAACGCTAACTACATCAGCTGGAATGAAGACTACTCTAGCTTCTACACGGCTATTCACGGCTTTGGCAAACAGATTGAGCAGACTACAACTGTTGATAATGGGAGTTCATCTTCTGGTGCTGGTGCGCAAGAAGTCATCAACTTTGCTAAACAATATGTGGGCACACCTTATGTTTGGGGCGGTAATACTCCAAGCGGTTGGGACTGCTCCGGTTTTGTGGCTTATGTCTACAATCACTTTGGCATCGCCATGCATCAGCCGACCACCTACGAAGAATATCAAGGGACGGTTGTTGGGCCACCATATCAGACCGGCGACATGCTGTTCTGGGGTGGGCGTGGCAGTACCTATCACGTTGCATTAGCACTCGATGCCAATACGTTGGAAATGGCTGCCAATCCAGAGCGAGGCACTGTTGTACAGGCAATCAGCGCTTGGCAACCAAATTTTGGTGTCCGCAATGACAAGATGGCTGCACTTGTAGCTCAATCAAGCAGTGCCGATGATTCCACGACCACTACGTCTACGGTATATAGTTGCCAAGCTGATTATTTTAGCCCGCTTGCTGATAGCAAAATCGGCAAAGTATGGCAGGATCCATATACCAGTGACACGATTACTGATGAGAATCAGCTTAAGACGGCACTTAAAGGACAGTTGCATGATTATCCAGACGTGCAGTACTCAATGAGCTGGGTGACGTTTAGAAACAACAGCCAGATCACAAACAGCATTGATATCGGCAACACTGGCTGGCTAAGAGATCGACACGGGCTGGATGTCAATGTGCGGATCCAAAGCTATACCAGGTATTTAGACGATCGCTCAGGTAATAATGACGCCATTACGTTTGGCAATAAGATCTTTGACTCGACGACTTGGGAAGTACGTCAGAGCCAGTCACAAGACCGTTCCAGATTGATTGCTGAACTGCAGAAAAGTAGCGGTAGTGATGTCCGCAATGACAGCACGGTAACGATGACGGATGCACAGATGCAGAAGATTAAGCAAGTGACGATTGGGGGCGACAGTACATGACGATGGCTAATGTGATTGATATCTCTGAATATCAAGATCCAGCTAAGTTTGACTATCAAGCCGCTAAGTCCAATGGCATTAAGGCAGTTATCATCCGCCTGTCTGTCGGCAACCGCAGAGATAATCATGCTGCTGAACATATCGCCAACTGTAAAAAGTATGGGCTTAAATGGCATGGCTATCACTACTGGTATAACTTGAGCGGTGAAGCAACGTTCGCGGTTTCAGATGCGCAAAGTCTTGGATTGACATCAAGCCAGTACTTTTTCTTGGATATGGAGGATAAATCATTATCCAGCGACTGGTCGGTACAGTTTGAGTCTTTCAGATCAGCAGTTGGTAGCAAGTATAAGATTGGCTTGTACTGCTCGGATAGTCCATATAAGAGCCACTTTGACAATGCCAAAATAGTCAGTGAAGGTGTTTATCGATGGATTGCAGCGTACAGCTATGAACCGGCTAACTATGATATTTGGCAGATGAGTGGCGAAGGATCTGGTGGTTTTGGGTCATATGCTGGGGATGTTGATCGTGACTACGATAAGGCTGGCAATCTCTTAAAGGAAGAGACACAGCCAATCACGCCATCTACTACACCCTTGTATCGTCAAGTTATAGGTGAGGCCGGATATGATACGGATTCAGGAATCTATGGGCTTGGTCGTTCATATGATAATGGCAAGACATTCCATGTAATGGATACGGTCTATGGTCGGATATATCGTCAGCAAGATGGCGATAGTATCTGGCCTTTTTTACAGCCTAAGGTCGGCACGATTAAAGGCGAGAAAGGCGATGCCGGAGCTGACGGCAAGTCGGCGTACGAAGTTGCCGTAGCCAATGGCTACACCGGTACACAGGCACAATGGCTGGCTAGTCTCAAGGGAGCCGATGGCAAGGCCGGTAAAGATGGAGTTGCGGGCAAGGACGGCCAAACGTGGCAACCGTATATCGCAGACGACAAGCGCTGGCATATCCGGATGATCAACAACGTTGACATGCCGGCTATCGTTGGTGTGATTACGCAGGGCGATGCTAACGACCTCACGATGGACGACAACTATCGTATCGATGGCACGGTTGCCAACATACCGTCAACCAGTGGTCTGTTGACGATTAGGGCCAACAGCGGCGAAGTATGGCAGACATATATCGACAGTGCGACTGCCGACTGTTATACGCGTACAAGGCACAATGGCACGTGGACGGCATGGCGGTTAACGACACAATGGAGTTAGGAGGTGAGTGAGTGACAACACAGGATATTGACTTGGGCGTGGTAGCGCGTGGTCCACAGGGTCCCAAAGGCGAGACCGGAGCAACCGGTGCACGAGGCCCACAAGGCAATACCGGGCCGACTGGTCCGCAAGGTGCTACTGGTCCCGCTGGACCAACTGGGTCCAACATCATCAAGTACAACGGTGATATATCCGGCAACGGCTCTAGCGGTCAAACGGCTACCTTTGCTCGTTCAAACTTGCAGCCTAGCGACATTGCTAAGGTTGGCGACATCGTGTTTGACCAGTACCCCAACGGCAATGGCATTGACATCGGTTTCTGGCGTATCACTTCGCTCAGCTCAACAAGCTGTACGGTTGCCGGCCTATCGTCTGGCTTTACCATACCCAAAGGCAATAAGGGCGATACTGGCGCGCGTGGCCCACAAGGCGTGCAAGGCCCACAAGGCAAGCAGGGCATTCAAGGCGTACAAGGACCGCAGGGGCCCAAAGGTGAAACTGGTGCCACTGGTCCGGCTGGGCCAAGTAATGCTGATACGCTGAAAGACTTAGGCGACTACACCGCAACGGCATCTGGCACGACTGCTAATGCTCCAACAACGGGTCTGCCACGCACAAGCGGTGTATCAATGTCAACCGTCTACAACAACGGTTATCCGGTGCCATACGGCAACGTGCTTAACGTAGCCGGAACAGGTGCTGGACAACTGCTGCTTGGTTGGTCTGGTACCAGCAGCGCTAATGAACATCTCTACTATCGCAGTCACCGTGATAACGACTTTGGCGGTTGGAGCACGTGGGATAGGATCGCATACGTTAGCGACCTAACCTGGTCGAACATCTCAGGTAAACCTAATGTGGCTACTAAGTCCGACCTGACGTGGGCTAACATCTCGGGTAAGCCAAGCATACCTAGCACGTTTAACGGCACGATTACTGATACGTCAACCGATTTTAACAACTTAGTCACGGAAGGCCACTATGACATACGATTCTCGCCAAGCACTCAAGGCAAGAACGGTCCGAAAGATGGCAACTGGGGCTTGCTTGATGTTAAAGTTGCTGGCCGTATGATCGTGCAGACATACTACGGTGATGCTTATGCGAATGTCTACGTGCGTAACCGTCGTGATGGTTCGACATGGACAGCTTGGCGTGAAGTAACGTTCTGGCCACGCAGCTAAAGGAGGTGAGATGTTGGCAGATACAACAACAACGACCGATATTAATCTGGGAGTCCTTGCTAAAGGCCCAAAGGGTGATACTGGTGCTACTGGTCCACAGGGGCCACAAGGTCCAAAGGGTGATACCGGTGCTACTGGTCCACAAGGTGAGCGTGGTCCACAGGGTATTCAAGGCCCACAAGGTAAGTCATTTAGCATCAAAAAGACGTATGCTTCTGTGGCATTGCTTAACGCCAATGGGCCAAGCGATCTTAGCGAAGGCGATTTTGCGATGATCAGTTCATCGGTTGGCGATGCAGACAATGCCAAGCTTTATGTCTGGACCGGTGGTAAAGCATCGCTGGTCACCGATATGTCCGGTGCTCAAGGTATTCAAGGACCACAGGGCAAGCAAGGTGTTCAAGGTGTGCAGGGACCACAAGGGATTCAAGGTGATCAAGGTGCTAAGGGTGATACAGGTCTAAGCGGTCTAAGCTATAAGCCGTATATAGCCAGTGACGGGTACTGGCACTTAACTGTTGAGAACCCCAACGGTACGATTACAGATCCATTTGCAGTAACCATCGTGCAGTCTGGTACGTATGATGGCTTGACTACATCTGGTTACTATGAGATCCGAACTAGCAGCGTAACTGGTGGTCCAAACACTGAAACAGGCGTGCTGAAGGTGATTAGCGCTAACGGGAAAATCATTACGCAAACCATGCATACGGTATCTGATGCTGTGTGGATCCGTAACAAGCATAATGGTGCCTGGACAACTTGGCGCAACGTAACGTTCTGGCCGAAAGAGGGGTGATCTTTGATGGATTTAATTGGCTATGTGACAAGCAGTATCACTGCTGTATACCAAAAGATTGCCTACCTATATCAGTTGGAAATAGAAGTTAATGATGACTATGAGCTTAGTGTTCCAATGCTGACTGTAGAAGAGTGTCATGAAACTGCGCTTAATCGCAATGTCAGACTATGGATGTTTCGAGCGTTAAAGTGCATGGCCCATGACATCAACAATCTGGTTACGCTATACAACAAGCAGCAGCTGATTGATTGGGATGCTGATGGTGAGCCATTGACGCCGCCATATAGCGTGGTCATGCCAACGTCGTTAGCTTTCAGCGAGGTCAAGACTGTTTTAGATGATGACTTTAAACGAGCACTTGAGCTGCTAGGACAGCTTGAACGCTATGCAAATGATATGAAAGGAGACTGATTATGGCAGACACTAATACGCGTGTTGTCCTAGACTTGGTGCGCGATGCACAATCCAATTATGGATCGATTGTAGATTTGACGCCGTATTTCCAAGGTCGTATTGGCGACAGCCAAGCGCCAATGCCTTTGGCGCTGAAAATGGATGGACGACCATTCGACATGACGGGATATGGTTTCCAAGTCGAAGCAACTGACAGTCAGGGCAAGGCATTTGTAATGTCAAACTGTGCAAAAGAAGCTGCACAGTCAGACCGTTTTAAACGAGGCTTTTTCACTGTGATCTGGGCAGCAGAAATGTTTCAGAATCCAGGTACGATGAAAGGTGCTTTTGTTGTAACTAAGCCAGAAACTGGCGAAAAGATTTCTACTCTAGACTTCAATCTCAACGTACTTGACCAAGCCGTTAGTTTGAATACGCTGCATGACAGCTACAGTAACAGACTCGAAGATATCATCAATGACTTAAAGTCAAAAGCAGATGAAATGGTCAATGGTACATCCATTGCAACACTGACAGCACAACTTAAATCTGCTCAGTCGGCACTGGAGACAGCAACAAGTCTGATCAACACGAAGGGCATCCCAACAACGGTTGATATGCAGAATTATGTGAAGAGCTATATGGTGGCTCAGAATACTGGCAACGATCTCAACACGTTGACCACGCCTGGTATGAACTACTATGTAACGACGACTTCTGCTGGCAATCTGCCAAACGGGAAGCTGGGACTACTTAGCATTCATGGCAATGCATCACACTTGCTGCAGGTTTTCACGGACGCTGACCAGAACGCTTTTGTGCGTGGATATGAAAACAATGCTTGGTCTAAGTGGCGTCAAGTAACATTCTGGCCAAAGGAGGCATAAATATGATTACGTTTGTAAATATTTCGGGGGGGGTAACTTAACCCCATCTGTTAGCTTAGTTACCGTTCTATCGAAGGGCGGTGACCAGTAATGGCTCAAACGATCACAAATGGACAAGAAAATTGGTTAACAACGCTTAATGCCGGTTTAAGCCAGATTGGTGACAAAGTATCATCGCAAACAATCCCTGTAACCTTCATTAATGGTTTCAGCGGTGACATCTCAATCAAAAAATATCAGTTTGGATCAGCTCAAATCACAACTGTGGAGGGTTGGTTTAAGACCGCTGGGAGCGCTACGCTTCAAGGTGGCACACCTACTGGTATCTTTAAATTGCCGGCTAATACCGACATCGGTATGTGCTTCGCTTGGACAAATTCGGCAAACATGCTAAACGGCCGTGTAACCATCAAGACGGACGGAACAGTAATGGTCGAGCTTGAGAATGTTTTGGGCGCGAACAACTTTGTCAATATCATCGGTATGCGTGCGTACTAGATAAATACCAGTCTTCTTGTCCGGAAAGGACTTAATATGAACGAACAAATTTTCGTGGGGGGGGGCGCAAGTGCGCTCCTGATTAGCAATAGTGGCACTGCCAAGATTGGGGGTGCCTACTAATGTCAATTAAATCAATCGAAAACGGACAAGAGGACTGGCTTAACACTTTAAACAGTAATCTAAGTCAAATTGGCGATTTTACCGAGTGGTCAACAGCCGGTATCACGGCTCTTAACGGCTTGGGTAACGGTAAGAATCTGTGCTGGCGTAAAGCTACGCAGGTTGTGGGCAACAAAAAGCGCGTGGTTATCGAGATTGCAGGGTACGTTACAATCCCTAGCAACATCG